GTAATGGCAACCTACGACCTGTCCGAATATGGAATTCAAAACTGAGTTTGAACATCACTGGGGTGGTGAAGATAACTGGTATACTAAATCTAAGAGATGGGCAAAGAAACAACGCTTTCCACTAGACCATTTGATTACAGGTTTTATCGAATGGTTGCATAAAATGTGGATTGATGGTAAAATACTCATGGTCATGGACGACGTTGATCGTCAAGTTGATCAAATACATTCCCAATGGGAGGCAAATGACACAGAACTCACCCCACACATCGTGGAGACAGGAGTATTTGGAGATGAAGGGTGGTCTATCGAAATCACAAATCCGATTGTTGAAAGAAGGACCGACCCAACTATCACAGGCATGGTTACTCCAAGCGATGCACAACGATTACAAGAAGATCAAAGGGATCAAGGAACCCCCTAGTCGAGAGTCTGGATATCAGACATCAATGAAAGAGTGGTTTCAAAACAATAAAGAACAAGGAACGTAATGAACTTGGAAAAACTGCAGGAACTCTGGAAAGAGGACTGTGTGATTGATAGTGATTTGTATTGTGAGGAATCTATTCGGATTCCTCAGTTACATCAAAGATATTTGGAGTTCTATAACACCTATTCTCTTATGAAAAAGGAGAAGGAAGGTGAGTTGAACGCACTTAAAAAAGACAAATGGTTGTATTACAAAGGTAAGGCACCATCTCAAATCTACAAAGAGATGCCATTTGATTTAAAACTTACTACTAAAGAAGAGATCTGGATGTTCATCGATGCAGATGAAGAGATCCGTAAGTTACGTTATAAGATTGATTATATGGATCAAGTATTATATTTCTTGGAGAATGTTCTGAAACAAATCAACACTAGGAACTTTCAAATCAAGAATGCTATTGAATGGACTAAGTGGAAGGAGGGTTCTTAATACTCTGATACATAGTGTAGTGACTCGAACACTATGTCAATGGACCTTAGGATTAAGAAGAAGAACGAAGTGTATCTTAAGGTTCAAGCAGAACCTCATATAAACTACGAGTTATCAGATTTTTTTACCTTTGAAGTTGAGTCTGCAAAGTTCATGCAGAAACAACGACGATGGAAAGGATGGGATGGAAAGATAAGATTGTTTTCTCCTGCTACAGGGGAGATCTACTGTGGTCTGTATGACTATCTGGTGGATTATGCGAAGAAAAAGGGGTACGAGTATGAGACGGAGCACGATGAGAATTTCGGGCACCCCGAAGATGTGAATAAATTTGTGACTCCTGAGGCAGTGGCAGGATATGTGAAGTCTTTACGTCTTCCTGTGAAGGTACGCGACTACCAATATCAAGCAATATACGAATGCCTGAGATACAACAGACGACTCCTATTGTCGCCAACTGCAAGCGGGAAATCCTTGATGATCTATTCATTGGTCAGGTATCATGAAAGTTTAGATAGGACGGTTCTAATAGTCGTGCCCACGACGTCTCTTGTAGAGCAGATGTACAAAGACTTTGAGTCCTATGGATGGAGGGCGTCTGAGTACTGCCACAAAATATATGCGGGGCAAGAAAAATATACGAACCATGATGTAGTAATCACCACTTGGCAATCGATTTACAAGGAACCGAGTAAGTGGTTTGCAAGGTTTGACGTCGTGATCGGTGACGAGGCGCACCAATTCAAAGCGAAATCTTTGACCTCTTTGATGGGCAAACTTCATAACTGTAAGTATCGTTATGGTTTTACAGGAACACTTGATGGTGCAAACGTAAACCAGTTAGTTCTGGAAGGATTGTTTGGTAGATGCACTCAAGTAACAAGAACTAACGAGTTGATGAAACAGGGGTATATTGCAAAACTGAAAGTTAAAGTGATACTACTAAAGCACGAAGAACAACTCTTCGAGGGGTATCAAGATGAGATTGGATACCTTGTAGAACATGAGGGAAGAAATAGATTCATTCGTAATCTTTCCGCAGATCTAAAGGGAAATACACTCATCCTCTTCAACTATGTAGAGCGTCACGGAGAACCTCTTTATAAGTTGATAAATAGTTACACGGAACGACCAGTTTATTTCGTACACGGTGGAGTAGATGTAGAAGATCGAGAAGAGATTCGACGTCTTACTGAAGTATCTAACGATGCTATCATCATTGCAAGTTACGGAACGTTCTCTACAGGGATTAACATCAAAAACTTACATAATGTAATCTTCGCATCTCCCTCTAAATCTAGAGTAAGGAACTTACAGTCCATTGGGCGTGTATTAAGAAAGGGAGATAACAAGTCACAAGCGACATTGTATGACATCGCGGATGACATTTCTACGGATCGTGGGAACAACTACACTTTAAATCATTTATTAGAAAGGGTGAAAGTGTACAATGAAGAAAAGTTTCATTATGAAATTATAGACGTAAAATTAAAAGCCTATGATTAACCATGTAAAACACGACGAAGATTTCTTTGGTATTTTCAAACTTACCAATGGTGAGGAGGTGCTTGCCAAAGCAGTGGTCACACAAGATCAGAATGAATCCTTATGTTTTCTACAAGATCCAGTAATGGTTCATGTAATAAACAAACCCATGAGTGAAAACAAAGTCATGCGGGGCGTAGGATTTGTCAAGTGGCAACAACTTTCTGATGAAGAGTTCTTTGTAGTGAAAGAAAAAGATGTAGTCTGCATCGCCACCATGAGTAGGGAGGTTCAGATGTTATATGAGTCTTACCTCATGACTGAAGGCGGTTACGAACCATCTTCATCCAAAGCAGGATACCATGTTAAGGCAGATAAATCAATGGGATATATTGGTACGACTGAGGATTATAGAAAATTGTTTGAAAAGATATTTAAAGCTAAGAATAACCCTTGAACCCTTACAGTGTTATTGTACATGTATTTGACATCCTTGTCAAGTGTGCTATAATAACAACAGCACTTAAACACATATGAAACGTGTCGCCAAAAAGAAACAACACTACGTTGACAATCAAAAGTTCCTAGCAGCAATCGTCGAATACAAGCGTCGAGTCAAAGTTGCTGAAGAAAAGGGACTGGAGAAACCTCGTGTGAACGATTATATTGGCGGTTGCTTTCTGAAGATTGCAAATCACTTGTCATTCCGACCTAACTTTATCAATTACATGTATAAAGATGACATGATTTGTGATGGTATTGAAAATTGTATTCAATATATTGACAACTTCAATCCAGAAAAATCTAAAAACCCCTTTGCTTATTTTACACAGATTGTATACTATGCTTTCCTAAGACGTATTGCAAAAGAGAAACGTCAGATGGATATCAAAGATAAGATCATTGACAAGTATGGGTACTCAGACGTGTTCGCAGTTGACGGACATGCAACAACCGACTATAATGGTATTAAATCTAATATCCAAATCAAAACTCGTCGGCAATGATGTCATTTCTATCTCGTTATTGGTCAGGTAAATCTGGCACCACCGTTGAACAAATCAAAAAACTAGCAGAGAAAGAACTTCTTGGCAACTTTCATTACCAAGATGTAATTGATAGTGACGGTAAATTGAAGCATCGTATTATTATTACATATGAAAATACTCCTGATAACTGATCAGCATTTTGGTGTAAGAGGAGACAATCAACACTTTATCAATCACTATAAAAAGTTTTATGGTCAGGTGGTGATTCCTTTTCTCAAGGCATCAGGCATCAAAGATATTATTTGTCTGGGCGATACGTTTGATAAACGTAGATCCATCAACTTCATGTCTCTAGATGAGGCAAAGAAAATGTGGTTTGATCCTATTACTGAACTAGGATGTAAGATGACCATGCTTGTTGGTAACCATGACATCTACTATAAGAATACTTTACGAGTCAATGCTGCAACTCAAATCTTAGGTGACTATGGTTTTACAGTTGTTGAAGAACCAACTGAAATGGAGTTTGATGATCTAAAGATCCTCATGCTTCCATGGATTTGTGATGATAATCGTGAAGAAGTATTTGAAAAGGTAGCATCATCTAGTGCACCTGTCTGTATGGGTCACTTAGAACTGAATGGTTTTGAGGCACACCCAGGTCATGTCATGGAAAGTGGCATGGATAAAACTTTATTTGACAAGTTCAAGAGAGTGTTTAGTGGACACTATCACCAAAAATCTACCAAAGGTAATGTATCTTACCTAGGTAATCCTTATCAACTTTATTGGAATGACTTCGGATGCAAAAGGGGGTTTCACGTTTTTGATACGTCTACTCTTAAGACTACTTTTTATAGGAATCCCTTTGACACTTTTCATAAATTGTATTATAATAATGGAGTTAGTATACCAGAGTCAGCAGAACTCGAAGGAACATTTGTCAAACTAATCGTTGAAGACAAAGGCGATTATCAAAAGTTTGATTATGCTGTAAAGCAACTCCAGAACATTGGTCTTGGTGATCTTAAGATCGTTGAAGACCTTAGTGCTGAATTAGAATGTTCGGATACTACGCTTGAAACCGAGGACACTATGACGTTGCTCGAATCATACATAGATGAGATAGATCTTAAAGTTAATAAGAGTAATATCAAATCTGTAATGCGATCTCTATACGTCGAAGCGTCTGAACTATAATGTTTGTTTTAACCGAAGTTGGTACTGGTGGTGTCTATGCTTGTCCTAACAAAGATAAGTTAAAGACTGTAACTGTCTTTGAAAACGAAGACGATGCCGAACGGTACGCGATACAACTAGAAGCAATGGATCACAAAAGAGATCTAGAACTCATGGAAGTTGATCCTGATATCATTGCTATGAACTGTGTCAACTACAACTACAGGTTCACAATCATTAAATCTAACGAACTGATCGTACCTCTTGACAAAGAATGATTATTTTTGAAACACTTCGTTGGAAGAATTTTCTTTCGACAGGTGACCAGTGGACAGAGATCTCCCTAGATCAAAGTCCTTCTACATTAATCGTGGGACAAAATGGTAGTGGGAAATCGACAATGCTCGATGCCCTTTGTTTTGCTTTGTTCAACAAACCTTTTAGGCAGATTACTAGGGGACAACTAGTAAATAGCATTAACGAAAAAGGACTGAAGGTAGAATTATCATTCTCTATTGGTAAGGACGATTATCGGGTATTCAGAGGAGCAAAACCTAATGTCTTTGAACTTTACAGAAACAATAAACTGGTCGATCAGGATGCTGCAGCGAAAGACACGCAGAAATATCTCGAACAATCAGTTCTCAAACTCAACTACAAGTCCTTTACACAAGTCGTCATCTTGGGTTCATCCACTTTTGTCCCCTTCATGCAACTCAAAGGACCTCACAGGAGAGAAGTTATCGAGGATCTACTGGACATCAAGATCTTCTCACAAATGAATCTATTGCTCAGGGATAGAGTCCGAGCAACTTTAGCATCAAGTAAAGAATGCGATCACTTGCTGACTGTGGCAGAACAAAAAGTGTCAGCACAAGAAAAACTATTGACTAACTTGAAAGAGATCAATCAATCTCGTCAAGATGAAAGAGAAAGGAAGATCAAAGACAATCGAATGGTGATTGAAGGTCTTGAAAAAGAGAAAGATCTTAAGAAAGAAGAACTGTCTGAACTAGAAAAGAAGATGGTTGATGTAGAGGACAAGCGAAATGCTATGTCTGATCTTAAAAATGACAAGGCAGACATCAGTGCAGAACTGAAACTGGCAAAGAAAGATATTAAATTCTTGGAAAGTCATGATGAGTGTCCTACATGTAATCAAATGATTGAAAAGGACTTTAGATTTGCAAGAGTCGGTGCTTTACAAGGACGAGGTAAGAAACTTTCTAAAGAATTAGATAAAATTAAACTGAATATCAATGATTTGCTCAGAGTTATTACTGAAGCAGATGATCTTTCCATGCAATGCCATGAGAAAAGAAGTGATATCACTCAGAGTGAACGTGATATTGTTAGGATTGAAATGGAAACTCTTAAGATTCAAGATGAGTTGCATAATCTGAAAGAGAATCGTCCTTCTATTCGCAAGGAAGAAAAGGAACTCAAGGTTCTAGAGGAAGAACTCAAAGAAACACAAAAAGGTTGCTCAGAAATCAGTAAAAAACTGGATGAGTTCCAAGTTGTGTCCCATTTATTGCGTGATGGAGGCATCAAAAGTCAAATCATTAAGAAATATGTGCCAATTTTTAACAAACTAATCAATAAATACCTCAACAACATGGACTTCTTTGTCAACTTTACTCTCGATGAAGAGTTTAATGAGACATTGAAGAGTAGATTTAGAGATGAGTTTACATATTCTTCCTTCTCGGAAGGTGAAAAGCAGAAGATTGACCTAGCACTACTCTTTACATGGAGGGAAGTTGCTAGGATGAAGAACAGTGTAGCAACTAACCTGTTGATTCTAGATGAAGTGTTTGATTCTTCTCTTGATGCAGGTGCAACTGCTGAATTACTTCAAATCTTGAGAGCATTAGGACAGACAACTAACTTATTTGTCATCTCACATAAGGGTGATATCTTAGTTGACAAGTTCTTAAGAACAATCAAGTTTGAAAAGATCAATGATTTTAGTAAAATGTCGGATGATTCCTAATGGTATGTAAAGTAACCCTGTACAAAGCAGGAAAAGTATGGCATGAAGAAGTGATTGCTATTGATTATGAAGATGCAAAGAAAGTGGCACTTGCTCGTAACCCTGGTGCACAGGTAATGAGTGTAACGTCGGTCATGTGACAGTTGAATAAGTGGCACAATAGGTGGCACATCCCTGATCAGTCTGCTATAATGTGTATATACAAAGGAGATACATGATCAACCCAGAAGTCAAAGGCACACTCGCCAAACTACTTGCAACAGAAAACCTTACTGTAGAGCATCGCAAAGTCACTACAGCATACTTTGATGTTCAGAAGCGTGTTCTCTGCCTTCCTATCTGGAAGACTGCATCCAACACTGTGTATGACCTTCTAGTTGGTCATGAGGTTGGACATGCTCTCTACACTCCTAACACAGGTCTTGATGGTGTCAACAAAGGTTTCGTAAACGTCCTTGAGGATGTTCGTATCGAGAAGATGATGAAGGAGACATACCCTGGTCTTCGTAAGTCTTTCTTCCAAGGATACAAAGAACTATGGAATGATGACTTCTTCGGTGTGAACGATGAAGATATCTCCAAACTTCCTTTCATTGATCGTATCAACCTTTTCTACAAAGGTAATCCTGAGATTGAGTTTACTGAAGAAGAGCAAGTTTATGTAGATCGTGCTGCTAACACCAAAACATTTGAAGATGTTCTGAAACTTGCAGAAGATCTCTTCGGTCGTGCAGAAGATATTGAAGATAAGAAGATGGATATAGATGTACCTGCAGCAGAACCTACCCCAGGTGCAGGTGATGGTGAGGGTGAGGTTACTCCTCAGGCATCTGACTCTGAAACTGAAAGTACCGATGACGAAGAATCTGAGCAGCAAACTACATCACAACCTGCACCTCCTGTAGATGGTGATGCCATTGGAAATCCTGATGCAGAGATCTCTGTTACTGGTGGCAACAATTCTTTTGCTGATGAAGACTATGATGAGACTGAGAGCATCACTCAAGAGGCATTCAATCAGGCACTAGAGACTCTCATCGATGACAATGCTAAGGAGTGGGTTTACCTTACTCTTCCTAAGGTTGATCTTGAGGAGATTGTTATTGGTCACAAAGAGATTCAAGATGATCTTCACAAACACTTCATCACAGGTGAGCGTAACATGCCTTCTCATTATTATTATGAAAGTGATGATGAGAAATATGCAATGTATCTTGAGGCACAAGTGAGCATGATGAAGACTCGTTACGAACGATACAAGAAAGATGCACAGAAATCTGTTAACTATCTTGTAAAGCAGTTCGAGATGAAAAAGTCTGCTGATGATTACAAGCGTCAGTCTACTTCTCGCACTGGTGTCATCGATACCAACTCACTGTACAAGTACAAGTTGACTGATGACATCTTCAAGAAGATCACAGTTGTTCCTGATGGTAAGAATCATGGTCTTGTTATGCACATTGACTGGTCTGGTTCTATGTCTCACATCCTTTTGGATACTTTGAAGCAGACTTACAATCTTATCTGGTTCTGCAGAAAAGCAGGTATTCCATTCCGTGTTCTTGCTTTCCAAGATTCATATTCTTCTGCTCGTGAAGAGAATCATGGTAAAGAAGGTGACCTTAACATCCATGAGTCATTCAAACTTCTTGAGTTCTTCAGTTCAAAACAGAACAAACAGTCTCTTGACAAGTCTATGTTCTTGGTTTGGTCTCAAGCATACTCTATGAATGGATGCAACGTTCAAGCAGCAAGTAAGTATGGTCTTGGTGGCACTCCACTTGCTGAGGCAGTTCTCTGCACTCGTCAGATCGTTGATCAGATGAAGAAAGAAGAGAACATCCAGAAAGTGAATGTTGTTTGCCTTACTGATGGTGAAGCAAACCCTATGGCATTCAATGAGTGGTACGATCCAGATTGTGAGTACTACAAACCATACATGAAGAGGTCTTCTCTTTGCCATCAATCAGGTAAGATCTTCTTCCTTCGTGACCCTAAGACTGGTTTCACTAAGAAGATCAGTTCTAGTCCTTATGAAACTACTAAACAAATCGTAGGTTTTCACAGAGAGATTACTGATTACAACTGGATTGGTATTCGTATCTGCAGTAAGAGTGAACTA